GAAAAGTAAATATTATAGGTAGTGAATACTCTAATAATTCGTTAATACCAGAAGAAATAACAGTTCAATTAAATGATACAATTGCAATTAAATATGTATTAAACAAGGATAATAAAAGTGTAAATATAAGTATTATAAATACTCTATTTGATATACCTGAACAAAAAGGTGAAATAACCAAAGAAAATTTTGAAAAAATGCTTAAAGGTGGAACAGCTATGTTTTATCAATTGTAATTAGGTATTATTAAAAAGATAATATAAATGAATTAATAAAAGGAGGAATTAATAAAATGGATTTAAATTATGATAAACAGATTTTAAATAATGTTATTACATCCATTGTAATGTTTAAATCTTATGGTACGGGGTTACTTACTATTGATGATGAAAAAAATTTAGTTAAAAACTGGAATCCGACGATATCTTATAAAGATTTAATATTCAAAAGGTATATAAAAATGAGTGGAAATAAACCAGTTGAAGATAAAGGTATTACAAATTATACAAATACTTTATCTATAGTATTACCTACAAGTGTTATTGCAAATCCTGTGACAAGCGGAAGTGCAAATATAACTATTGGTTCAAAAGTTGTAAATGTCACTATAGCAGATGTTACAACAGGAGTAGCTACTTCAACTGAAATTGAAACTGCTTTATTAAATACAGTGAAAACAGAACCTAGTATTCTAGCTTTATATTCAGCAAGTGATATTAGTGTTGTTGGTGGACATATAGTAGGTGTTAAAATTGTAACTACAGATTCTACTTCTTTAGTCCAAGCTATCAATACTGTGTTTGGTACTAATAGTGTTAGTATGACTAGTACAACTACTCATACAGGAGTATTAGTTGAGTTAAAGTTAAAGAATAAAATATTTGTACCTGATGAAACATTAGCCGAGAAATTTGAAATTGATGTAAATTCAATTGATACATCTTTATTTAATAGTACACTTATTAATAAATATATGTATGGTGAAGCTATGGCTGAAGTATATAGACTTACTATTAGAGAAGCTATTGAAGATAAAATGGAAGAATTGAGAGCAACTATAAATACTTTTGAAGGTGAAGAAACTGAAAGTATTTAATTATACTTTATGATGTTTTCATGCTTGTGCATGATTTGTTATTTCAAATCAAAGATTTTCATAACAAAATTTAATTAAGATTGTGTCTTTTGACTAGATGAGAAATTGTCTAGTCTCTTTTATTATTTTCTAATATCTATCTATATGGTAGGTGGTTTGAATAATAAAATTTAAATAGGAGGTTTCAAATTATGACAGTAACAAAACAAGAATTAATGGGAATTTTAGGAGTAAAATCAGATACTCTTAAACAAATTGAAAAGAGAAAGACTTTAGAAAAAAGATTAGATGAAAAAGGTTATGTATTAATTAACAAAACCAAAGAAGGCAGAAATAATATATACGAAATTGACAAAATAAATGATAGCAAGGAATTATTAAATAATATAACTAACTTTATGTTCGGAACAAATAATGATTATTCATTTGGGGATTATTTTATGTATAGGTTGATAAATATTAACAAACCAATAACAAAAGAAATGCTATCCAAATGGTGTAAGGTTAATAGAAAAACAATAACTAGGTGGGATGAAAAAATGTTGATGAATAATATAATATCAAAAGATGGTTATTTTTATATTGCAATGGATTTTGACAAGGATAAGAAACCTACATACAGAATAACGGGAAAAGATGAATATTCTTCTTATATTAAATGTAGCAGATTTGCAAGTAAGAAACAGGATATAGCACAGAAATATAAAAGAGATGAAATAGATTATGATACTATGCAAATGCTAATGGATAGTGTTACTGCATATGCACAAACTATTGAAGATAAATTCGTTTATAGAGTTAGTAAATTTCAATTGAAAAAGGAAAATCAATTATTCAAAGATATTTATAAATTAATTACTGATACATATGATTCTAAAAAGTTTAATGAATATTATATTGATTGGCTTAAAAGTGTTAAAGAAAATTAACAGAGGGTACATGATGTCTCATATTAATAGTTATATATATGGTATATGATGTACCCATATTAAATAAATTAAAAAAGACTTGAATACCTGATTAATATATGGTAATATTTACTTAGAAACAAATTAATAAATTAAATAGGAGTGATATTAAATGGAAAATAAATATTATTGTGTAAATAACAAGACTCTTGCTACTGCTTTAAATTATGTAGGGTTCTCATATATGAGATTTAATGACAAAGACAATAATAATGAGACAAGTTATAGTTTTGAGAATAGTGAAGATTTTAAAGAAGCACTAGATACATTAAATGAATTAAGAAGAAAAAACAATAAATTTAAAAAATAAATTATAAATCAAATAGGAGGTTTTAAATTATGGGAAGAAAAAAATTAACAATTGAGGAAATTAAACATTACATGAATATAGAAAGTGGAAGTGGTTGTAAATTATTATCTACAGAATATATAAACAATAGAACTAAATTGGACGTTATTTGTAAATGTGGGAATGAATTTAAAATAAACTTTCATGATTTTCAAGCAGGGAAAGTTCAATGTAATGAATGCTCAAAGCGGAAAAGTGATACGACAATAGAGGAAGTAAAACAGTATATTAATAGCAACTCTGATTGTGAATTATTAGAAGAAGTATATATCAATGTCGATACAAAAATGAAATTTAAATGTGGTTGTGGTGAAACATTCTATACCACATTATACAAATTTAAATCAAGAAATAAAAGACAATGTAATAAATGTAGCAATTCTGAATTATGGGATAAGAAAAGAATAGAAGACTTTATTAATACCACAAAATGTAAACTAATAAATTTTTATAGAGATGATGATTATAGAATACAATTAAAGTTACAATGCAACTGTGAAGAAATTTTTGAAACAGAATTACATACTTTTATTAGAAAAAAGGACAAGGTTTGCAATAAATGTAGTGAATATTCTTATTATTCTATAGATATGATAAGGGATTTTGTAAATAATAATTCAGACTGTGAACTTATATCAACAGAATATATAGATATTTATTCTTTATTGACTTTTAAGTGTTATTGTGGTGAGTTATTTACAACTTCATTTACTAATTTTAGAAAACAAAATAAAAGACATTGTGATAAATGTGGAATCGAAATTAGAATATTTAAGCAATTATACACTTACGAAGAAGTAAAAGAGTATATAGAAAGTAATTCAGATTGCATACTACTTTCTACAGAGTATATAGGATGTTATGATAAATTAAAATTAAGATGTGAATGTGGAGAAATATTCGAAGTTAGTTTTGATAAATTTAAAAATCAAGGCGATAAAAATCAAGTTAGATGTGCTAGATGTAATAACAAAGAAAGTATTCCAGAAAGAAAAATAGAAGATATTTTAAAAAGAGAACATGTAGATTATATAAAACAATATAGATTTGAAGATTGTAAATATAAAAATACGTTACCTTTTGATTTTTATTTATTAGATCATAATATCTGTATAAAGTATGATGGTGAATTTCATTATAAAGAAATATTAGGTAGCGATTTAAAATCACAACAACTAAGAGATAAAATTAAAACAGATTACTGTAATAAAAACAAAATAACATTAATAAGAATTCCATATTGGGAACAAAACAACTTAGAAAATATAACAATGAATATAATTAATAATTTAGAAGAAGTTGCTAATTAATTTTAGTAGCTTCTTTTTGTATGTAGAAATTTAAGAAAGAAGGTGATTGTATTGCCATTAAAAAAAGATACAGATACAAATTATTGCGTAATGCAATTATCAACAAGATGTAAAAATAAAGATGGAATATTGCCAATGGGAGATTTTTATTCTGCAAGCAGTTCAAATATTTTTAAGAACGGAAAGATGCCAATTTGTAAGCATTGTTTTAAAGAATATATATATATTGATGGAGAAATAAATATTGACAGGCTAAGAAATTTACTTATGGTGTGTGATTATCCTTTTTATGGTGTTGAGTTTAAATCGGCATTAGAAGATAAGAATGAAACATTAGGCACATATTTTAAAAATATACAACTAAATCATAAAGGAGCAACTTGGGTTAGTGGAGATGTAGGTAAGAATTCTGATATAGAAATAGATAGAAACGGAGATATAATAGAGAGTGATTTTAATCTGACACCAGAAATAATAAAATTTTGGGGGAAGAATTATACAAATGAAGAGTATTTATTTTTACAAGAATATTATCATGATTTAATTAGAATTTATGATCATTCTCAACCAGTTCAAATAAATAATTATAGAAATATGGCTAAGACTCAATTACAAGCTAATAAATGCTTAACTACTGGGGATATGGGTGGTTATGATAAATCAATGAAGATTTTAAGTTTGATTAGTGGAGATAGTAATATAAAACCCGTTCAAGAGTCTAGTTCAGATAGAATTCAAAAGGGTGGATTTGACGCATTTATTAAACATATAGAAGAAGATGAACCTGTTCTAGATTGGGAAAAAGATTTGGGTCATAAAGATATTGTTAAGAATTTATTGAATATATTCTTTTTTGGACATCTATCAAAAGCATTGGGAATATCTAATCCTTTTGCAGACGAATATGATGAAGAAATGTCTTCATATACAGTTAAATTAGATGAAATAGAAGACGAGAAAAATCAAGTAGACTTTCTAGGAGAAGATTCTTAATGGGAAGTATTAATAATTTTAAAAACAATCCCAAACAGAATATGTTTGATAAAACTAAAAGCGTAAATAATCTACAAGAAGTAGTTACTTCAAATGATAAATTCATGAATAAAGTAAAAAAATGGGCTAGTTTTTACCGTAAGTATCCATTTATGTTCTGTAAAGATTACCTAAATTTGGATTTGAAACTTTTCCAAAAAATATTACTATATCTAATGTTTAATTTTAATTTCTTTATGTTCATCGCAAGTCGTGGACTTGGGAAAAGTTGGCTTACAAGTGTATTCTGCATATGTAAAGCCTGTCTTTATTCAAAATGTAAGATAGTGGTAGCTTCAGGAAATTTAAAACAAGCAACACAAATTATAAAGTATATAGATGATATGAGAAAAGATTGTGAATGTTTGGATAGAAGTATTAGTTACTTAAATGATAAACCTAATACCGCAAAAATTGAATTTTGGAATGGGTCTACAATAACAGTAGTAGCAAGTAACTCAGGGGCACGTAGTGGTAGAGCTAATGTATTAATCGTAGATGAATTTATTTTAGTTGATAAAAATACAATTAATACAGTTTTAAGAAAATTCAAAGCGAATCCTCGTTCACCAAGATATTTAAGTAATCCTAAATACGCACATTTAACAGAAAGAAACCAAGAAATATATTTAAGTTCTGCTGGTATGAAATGGCATTGGAGTTATGCAAAATTTAAATCTTTCTTTAACTCTATGATGAATGGTAAAAAGTATTTTCTATGCGATTTGCCCTATCAATTAACCATAAAAGATGGATTAAGAATGAGAGAAGAAGTTCTTGATGAGATGTCAGAAGATGATTTTGACCCCTTGGCATGGTCTGTAGAAATGGAAGGAATGTGGTTAGGAGAAAATGAAAAATCATATTTTAAGTTTGATGATTTAGAACCAAATAGAACTATAAGTATGCCAGTTTATCCTAAAGACCTTTATGATTCATTTAAATCTGCACAATTTAAATATCCAATAAAAGCACCTAGAGAACTAAGAATATTAGCAAGTGATATAAGTGTTATGGCTGGAAAGAATAATGATGCAAGTGTTTATACTGTGATGAGACTAATTCCATTAAATAGTAATAAAACTGGAGAATATTATTCAAGAGAAATTATATATATGGAAAGTATGACTGGTGGTCACTCAACTATTCAAGCTATGAGGTTACGTCAATTATTTAATGATTTTGATTGTGATTACATAATTTTGGATTGTGCAGGTGTAGGAATGGGAATTTATGATAATTTAGTACAAGATTTATACGATAAAGAACGTCATTGTAAATATGATGCCTTTACTGCAATGAATGATGAAGAAATGGCTAAAAGATGTCAAGTACCAGATGCACCAAAAAAGATATATGCTATGAAAGCTTATGCTCAAACAAATAGTGATTGTGCAATATCTTTTAGAGATGATTTAAGAAAAGGCAAAATTAAATTACTTACTAATGAAAATGAGGGTAGGGAAATTTTAATGGGTATAAAAGGATATAATTCTTTGCCAATTGAAATACAAACTAAATTATTAGTTCCGTATTTTCAAACAACGGTATTAATAACAGAAATGGTAA